GTGTAACTGGCGCAGGAAACACAAAGGCTTGGACACTAGAAGGTGCTATTAAGCGTGGTGCTGGTGTAGGTACAACTGCTATAGTCGGTACAGTAACAACGACTGTAGTAGCGGCAGATGTAGGCGCAGCAACTTGGACAGTAACCGCCACAGCAGATACAACTAATGGTGGATTAGCAATAACAGTAACAGGACAGGCTTCTACAACAATTCGTTGGGTTGCCAAAGCCGAAACCGCAGAGATGACATTCTAAAAAGGAAAAATCATGGCATTACGTTTATCCGTTTCAACACAATTTGGCGTACCAGCACCAGAAGCCTACGCCCGCATCACTAACTTCTACGGCACTAAAGACCAATTACAAGTCCAAGTAGCTATTTACTACAACGAAGATGCAAGACATCAAAATATGAGTACAGTTAAAGAAAATGCTCACTACATTGCTATGGAAGATTTAAAGGGCGATTTAATTCCAGCAATTTATGAAGTATTAAAGAGTTTTGCTGATTATCAAGGCGCAGTAGACGCTTAATTTAGGACAGTTTTTAACTTTTTTGCGTATTAGTGGTAGTAGATTAAGGTTTTTTTTTTGCATAAGTAGTATTATAATAGAGGTTCGTATGAACCTAATAGGAAACCATGAAATACAGCATAGTAATACCCACATATAACAACTGTGAGAAGTACCTAAAGCCGTGCATTGACTCAATTATTAAGCACACCGACATGGCCCAAGTAGAGCTGATTATCAGCGCCAACGGGTGTACAGACAACACCAGAGCCTATTTAGACTACTTAGAGACCGCAGTACCGAACCTGTACGTGGTGTGGAACCAAGAGCCACTGGGGTTTGCCAAGGCTACAAACAAGGGCATCCGTGTGGCTAGGGGCGACAAGATTGTCCTGCTAAATAACGACACAGTCGTGCTAGATAGTAGCTGGTTAGAGCGCCTAGATCAGGGCGACATTGGGGCGGTACTGACGCAGCACTCAGACATCACCCGCAGCCGTTTTGGCGTGTTCTTCTGCGTGATGATCGACCCGAAGGTGTTTCAGACCATTGGCTTTTTGAACGAAGATTATGCCACTGGGGGCTGTGAGGACATTGAGTTTTGCCATAAGGCACAGCTGAGTGGCTTTAATGTTGTGGACGTTGGATACAGGGGAGACTTCCCAATCTACCACGCAGCAGAGGGCACGATGCACGACCCGCAGCTGGTACAGGACTGGGACAACACGTTCCTACTTAACCAGCTCAAGCTGGCAAAGGAGTACAACCTAGACTGGTACCGCTGGCGTCTGTCAAACAACTACGAGCGGGCTGTGTTCCTCAAGGACGATCTGGTTTTTCCCCGTGAAAAGCAAAGATACGAATTTGCAGGGAAAAACATACTGCCAGGCTCTGTGCTCGAGATTGGCTGCTCTACTGGATACGGCTACCAGTTTTTAAACACGCAGGCCTATATGGGGCTGGACTACGACCCCATTATTGTAAACGTAGCCAAGGAACAAGAGTGGTCTGATAACGCCACGTTTTACCAAGCCGACATCAACGCCTATGATCTTGGTACGTACACCAACATCATTGCGTTTGAGGTAGTTGAGCACCTTGACAACGGCTTAGAGGTTGTTGAAAAGCTAAAGCAGCACTGCAAGCGCCTACTAATTACGGTGCCACATAACGAGCCAAAGGGCTTTTGGGGCGAGCACCACAAGTTGCATGGTTTAACAGAAAAAGATTTTCCTGGATTTACGTTTGCGTACATCAGCCACGACGGAACAATTTCGGACAGAATGCAGGCAGTAAACGCCGCCAATCCGAGCAACCTGATGATTTGCAGGTGGGACAATGAGTAGTATCCTGTGCTCTGTAGCGACCCGTGGCAGGTACCACACCACGCTGCCTCTCGTACTAAACGCCATCATCAACCAGACCAGGCTGCCAGATAAGCTAGTCATCTTCGATGATAATGATAAGCCGCAGGACATGCGGAAAGAGATGATTTACCAATATTTCTTTGAGATGCTAAAGCACAAAGGTATTGAGTGGGAATGGCGATATGCAACCCGTAGGGGTCAGCATCATATTCATCAAAGCGCTAACAACGAAGGTTTTGAATGGGTGTGGCGCGTTGATGATGACGCGGTGCCAGAACCTAATGTACTAAAAGAATTGTATAGATTTACTTCCCCCATTGTTGGAGCAGTTGGCGGTCAAGTGTTAACTCCACCGTATTCGCCAGATACAAATAACATAACTGGCAAAATTGATAACATTGACTCCGAACCAAATGTGCAATGGGGTAAGTTTAATATAGCAAGAGAAGTTGAACACTTACACTGTACTTTTTTATATCGTGCTGGGGTTGTTGATTATAATCTTGGTCTTTCACGGGTAGCACATAGGGAAGAAACTTTATTTACCTATGGTCTACATAAAAAAGGCTATATACTTTGGGCAATACCAAACGCAGTAACTTGGCACATGAAGAATCCTCAAGGTGGGATTCGTAGCGAAACAAAGAAGGAGATGTATGACCATGATGAACAGATTTTTAGAAATATTCTTGGACACCGTGATCGTACCATTGTGGTTCTCAATTGTGGTCTCGGTGACCATATTGTATTCAGCCGCATACTTCCTTCAATACCTAACGCTGAAGTTTTTAGCTGTTACCCTGAAGTGGTTCCCGGGAAGTCAATAGCTCAGGCAATACAGTTATTTGGTGACATTGACCATTGGAACGTCTACAAAAAGATGGATCAGTGGAAATGGAAAGATAGTTTAGAAGCTGCGTATAGAAAGATGTATTTATGATCATCATATCGCCATACGCACAAAAGCTCAGAACCGGAGCTTTAAACCCAAAAAACTATCCGTATTGGAAAGAGCTCATTGAGCAAATCAACGAGCCAATAGTTCAGATTGGAGTTGAGGGTGAAGAGCAATTAGTACCAGACTTTAGAAAGAACCTACCAATTGCATCATTGCGTGAACTGTTATGGCAGTGCCGCACTTGGATTGGAATTGATAGTTTCTTTCAACATCTTGCATGGGATGAGGGTGTGCCAGGAATAGTGTTATGGGGTCCGTCTGATCCACTAATATTTGGGCATCCAGAAAACATTAATCTACTAAAAGACCGATCACATTTAGTAGCAAACCAGTTTATATGGTGGGAAGCCACCGAACATAGTAATGATCGCTTTGTAAAACCACAAGAAATATTAGAGTATCTAAAGGAATAAACCATGGCCCAATCCGGCTACACACCGATTAGTCTTTACTACAGCGCAACGTCTGGCGTAGCGCCGACGTCTGGCAATCTTACCAATGGTGAGTTGGCTATTAACATCACCGACGGTAAGTTATACTTTAAAAATACTAGCGGCGCTGTAACTTTATTGGCTTCTGCCTCTGGTGCTGCAGCTGCGGGTAACCTATCCGGCGGTACATCAGGCCAGATTCCGTACCAAAGTGCGCCGAACACCACTGTGTTTATGCCTGCACCAGGGACATCCGGTACTTACCTTGGCTACAATGGTAGTGGTTTTTATTGGTCTACAACAACTGGCGCTTCCGGATACAGTGGCTACAGTGGCTTTTCCGGCACAAACGGCATAAATGGTACTTCTGGATTTAGTGGTATTTCAGGATATTCTGGCTTTAACGGCTCTGGTGTTTCTGGTTATAGCGGCTCCGGTATTTCAGGTTTTAGTGGATACTCTGGCATATCTGGCTATAGCGGCTATAGCGGCTCAAACGGTTTATCAGGATTTTCTGGCTTTAGTGGCTACAGCGGTTCCGGTATATCTGGCTACAGTGGTTTTAACGGCGCAACAGGTCCAACAGGCAACTCCGGTTACAGCGGCTACTCTGGCTACAGTGGCCAAGATGGTATTTCAGGAACAAACGGTCTATCTGGCTACAGTGGTCGTAGTGGTTTTTCTGGCTACAGCGGTTCTGGTATCTCAGGATATAGTGGATACAGCGGTTTAGGTTTGTCTGGTTATAGTGGTTACTCTGGAGCTACTGCAGCTTCTGGTTATAGTGGCTACAGTGGCACTAATGGCGCGTCTGGTATTTCTGGCTATAGTGGCGCTAATGGTGCGTCTGGTATTTCTGGCTATAGTGGCACTAACGGTACTTCTGGTATTTCTGGCTATAGTGGATTTAGCGGATATTCCGGTTCTACAGCATATACCGCAACCAACTTATCCGGTGGTTATGTGAATGCAACAAGCATTACATATTCCACTACTCTTACTGGTGGTACTGGTATTGTTAACTTAGGTTCTGGTCAGTTTTACAAAGATTCTAGCGGCAACGTATCTATTGGTTCTACATCAACACCTGCAACACTATATGTAAAAGGTGGTAATTCAAACAACCTATCTATTGACAATGGTGGTCAGCAATATACCACAGTGTCTTTATACAACAACGGCACTGAAAAAGCGCAGATGTATTGGGACCAAACTAATACACTATTTGTATTTGGTACTGACGCTGGTGCTCCTGTAGTATTTAAAGCCGCTACCGTTGAACGTATGCGCATTTCTGCAGCTGGTGGTGTATCAATTGGTACAGCAACAGATCCGGGCGTTGGTAATTTATTGGTTAACGGCGCATATAAAACAGTTAACTTTTCTATTTTTGAGTCCGGTGGTAAGCTATATTTTGCCTACCAAGGAAATAATATAGCTTCATTAGATTCATCAGGTAACTTTACATCATTAGCTTCAGTAATTGGTGGCGGCACACCTTAATTTTTAGGAAATATTTATGGCAAATACAACAATTAACAGTTCTGGAGTAACCTTTCCAGACGGAACAACTCAAAGCACTTCTGGCGCACCTTTTATTAAAGGTCAAGTTTTTACATCCAATGGAACATTTACTATTCCTACTGGAGTTACTGCACTTAAAATTACAGTAGTTGGTGGCGGCGGGGGTAGTGGCGGGGGTGCTAGCACTCCAGGAGGAGGTGGAGGGGGCGGCGGTGCTGCTGTTGCTTATTTAACTGGTTTAACATCAGGTAATACTTTAGCAGTAACTATTGGTGGCGGTGGCTCTGCTGGTGGAAATGGTAATAATGGTAGTGGTGGCGGAAGTTCAACTGTTGCTTCAGGAACACAATCTATTACAACATTAACTGGTAGTGGTGGCGGTGGTGGCGGTGGTTCTAATTCTATTGGGGTTGGCGGTGGTGGCGGAAGTGGAACTAATGGAACAATAAATGTTGGTGGGGGCGGTGGCAGTTGGAGTGGTGGAAATTCTATATTAGGTGGTGGTGGTGCATGGGGTGTTA